GGGAATCATGAAATCTTTTATTGCTTCATCTACTGTTTGTTTAGATACTATTTCTATGTATCTGTTTTCTAAACCAATCAACCAACCAAGTATTAAGAAGTTGATGGGTGGGAAAGGAGTCTTCAGACTCTTGTTTAACTTTCTAAAAGCTTCTAGCTTTAATCTAGGCATTGTGTATATTAGTTATATGCAATATGAAGAATGCGAGTATTTATCTGAACAGTGGTTTAAATACCAAGAAAGAGCTTTAGGTTATGCTGCTTGCTGGTACTATCACGAAACTAAAATAGAAAAGTATATTATTCCGTATATATAGTGTTATTAATAGAAAATCACTCATACATTCATATTAAATGAGTTTGGGTGAGTTGTTTTAAAGTAATATCATTCACCGATATTTATTAAAAGGGACTGGTAGTTTTAGTACCTAGTCCCTTACAGAGGTCCACCCTTCCCCTGTATAGATAACAGTTCAGTCCTAAAACCAGGTAGGGACTGACTTGTTGTCTTTTAAGCTTCTGGCTTGTTGTCTTTGGTTTAAGTCCATTCCAAGGACTAAATGATTAGTCATGGATTGTGGATCGTCTACAAAAGCTTCCAGCATGTCATTCCAGTCTTCTCTTTTACGTAGATTGATCTGTTCCTGTGCAGAGATTGATAGAGAATCTGTAAAGTATTTAACCCCTTGGGCTAGACAGTCTAATCTGTCATCATGTTTTACAGCATATTTTTCTCTACACATTCTGCTCATCTGGTAAAAGAGCATATAGAGGAGCCTACTTTCAGGTGCACTGTCTTGGTTCGAGCTGTAATCCCACTCAATAACCCCACGGTCAACAATAAGACGATGCTGGTTAAGAACAGGTTCAAGCGCGTCAATGATACGGTCTTCTTTCCGAACATTCGCTCTGACTTCATCAATAAGTATTCTCTGTTTTGTTTGTTGAATATGTTTTTTAAATAATTCACTTACTATTCCATCTCCAAAGTTTGTCTCTACTACTAATGTGGTTGCGTTGTATTTTTTACAGCCTTTTAAAATATCGAGCAGGGTCGAATCTGAATACCCATCCCTGTAGGCTCGCACCTCATGTAGGTATAGAAAGCCGTTCTTCTGGGAGATATAACAGGCTGCTGTTTCGTCTGATCCTCGTCCACTGGGGTCGACTGAGCAGATCGTTTCCGAATACGGAGTCCACTCTCCCTGTAATTGCATGGGTGAGTAGAAGTAATCTCCTGGTAGTCCAACTGTTGGCAGATCTTTGAGGATATTGCGTGGATCGGAGCACCATATGACATTATCGGGTCCTTCAGTAGGATTAACACTGGTAACAACCAAGTCAGCCATCTTAAGTGGAAACTTCTCAGCATCACTGAGAGATGTATCCAACATGAACTGAAGCATGAAGTTACTACGTCCCATGGATGACTGTCTTTGTAGGAGGTCATCGTCATCAAACCTGTCAGGGTCTGTTGCTTCTCCTGATTCTGCGCCATTGTCTATATCTTCTTGTAATTGAGGTGCTATTAATCCTTCGTAGGGTGTGATGTCTTTGGGATATCTTGCCGGCCAGATAAATGGTCTATAATTCCGCTCTGCCAGCTTACGATAAACAGTAAAAGTAGTCTGAGGAGTCCCGAGATACATAATACGGCTATCGTCTTTCGGCGTAAGGATGGATTCGGCTTCAGTACAGAGTTGAAGAAGTTTTTCACGCATCAACTCCGTCATACTGTTTCCAGGGACTTCTATATCGTCCAGAATCATTAGGTCTGCACGACTTCCGGTCATCTGTCCTGTAATACCGACTGACTTTACTGAGGGTGCTTGGTGGGGTGAACATAAAACATCAAAGGATATACGTGACCATCTGGCATCATCAGACTTAGGTCTTAGATGCTTTAGCCATGGTGTTTCGATAATTAGCTTCTGTAAAAAGATGCTCATGTTGTCTGCTCTTTCCTTAGAGGCAGAAATTATCATTATTTTTTTCTCCGGATCTTTAAAAAGGGTCCATAACACAAAAGCACCAGTAATCCAAGATTTACCAACACCTCGAAAGGCTTGAATTTGGAGTCTCTTGGGTCCGCTTTGTAGGTAGTCTGCGATGGCATATTGTGCTCTTGTTGGAGAAGGTAGGTCAAGCTGGTCCCACAATGCCTGTAGGAACAGCTTAAAATCGCCCTGAAGGGCTGTTAAGGTATCATTCATACGAATGTGTATAGATTGCTTTTAAGGCTTGTATATAGGCGGTGCGAATGGGCTGTGATGTAAGCTATCCCTTCCTATATTCATAGTGTCAGATAATGTTCGAGTTCTATCTAAATCAACATTAGATTCAATCATGTCCATTATTCCTGAATATCTGTTTACTTGTCTTAATCTAATAGCTTTATTTTTTCCAGTTAAAACATTTTCTTTGCCTAAAATTTTCTGGACAATTTCAGCTGTTGGTTTAGGTCCCTGTAGTTTTATAGTATCCATAGGAGTATCACCAATCATAAGATTAGTCTTAGCTTTAGAACCTATATCTTGACTACCTCTAGCTCTATTTTCTGAAGCACTAATAGATCTAAGATTATTACTGTGATGGACACCACCAGCTTTTAAACTTTGTATATGATCTACGTCTTGTCCAAGTTTGTTATTTCTATAAATATCTCGAACAGTACGTTTCTCAATAGCCATCATTTCTTTACCTAATTTACCCCAAGCTTTTTCATAATCAGCCAGAGTAGCGGTAGCAGCTAGTTTTCTTGATCTATAGGCAGCATTTTCAGCATATTTATCACCTAAGTTTTTAAGTGAATAATTACCTTTTCCTTTATTATCCCAGTAAAAAAGTCTTCCTTCACTGTCTTTAAAATATGGAACTTGTTTTTCGGTAGCTCTAATTTTGATATGTAATTCTTTTGTTTTTGCTAAATCAGCTTTGTTTGTAGGTAAATTAAAAATAAGCATTAAAAAAGCCCCTTGCGGGGCGGTAATTATTTATGCAGCGATGTGATCGCTTATTGTTTTTTCTCTATGTGGATCGTGTCCAAATTTGGCTCTCATCCAATGGAGCCAGTTTCTACTACCTTTGTCTTGATTACATTTCTGACAGGCGCATACGACATTGGTCGTAAGATCTTGACCACCTTTTGAACGAGGTTGGACATGATCGAGTGTAAGTTGATTAAAATCATAAGTTTCTCCGCAATAAACACATGTACATTTGAAGTGCTCTTTAATAGCTCTTCTCCAGAGCCTTTTAGAATCTGAACTTGTCATGGTTATTAAGTTGTGTAAGTAATGTTTTGGACTAGGTAGTAGAGGGGTCATTTACGTATCTTGAGTCTGCTTCTTCGGTTTTGTGATGGACTTTGGAGTCTGCCTTTGGTCGTACTCCCCTTATAGTGAGCAGCGTCTTTCCCATCTCGATTTCCATAGGTACCGAGTTTCCGATTAAGTTTGTTTGCATTGACACGTAGTTTTAATCCTTTTTTTGTTTTGTTGTACGCTTTTTGTTGAGCTTTGTAGTTACCGTTTGCGTACTTAGCTCCTTTGTTTTGCATAAAGTCTTCTTTTTACTAACTCTGGATCTATTTCTGGTAATACATTTGCCAGCTTTGATAATGGGTTGCCATCATATGCAACACCGGATATATCGTTTGACTTCAGCCAATCACAGGCTGCTTTTAAGTCTTGAGTAGTAGCTTCTCCGCTTTTAACTCTTTTTAAAAATTCTTCTGTGACTAACTGGTGGAGTTCGTTAAATTGCTCTTCAGTTGCCTTTTTCATTGATTTTCATAAAAAATGCCCCTCCAGAATCGCCTGTAAGGGGCTTGTAATTTTGTCTGGGTATGTTTGTACCCTTACTATTTGCCTTTTTTCTTAGGAAATCCAGCTTTCATATTTGCGTAAGCTTTAGGTGTAATAGTACTTTTAGACTTCGGTCTGCTAGTACCAGCTTTTTTACGCTTGTTGATATTTGCGTATAAACCTTGTTTAGCCATTAGCGTTTACCACCTTTGCCTTTTTTCATACCCCCACAGGAGCCTTTTCCTTTGTGTGCCATTGATTAACATTTCCATTTACTTAGAGCTAAAGCCTTACGAGTAGGCTTGCCATTTTTTTTCATTGGTCCTTTAACACCAGACATACGAGCGCAGAATGATGTCTTGCGAGGACCACCTTCTGATTGTGGAGCTTTAAGATTAGAACCAGTTTCTCTGTTAATTTTTTCTCTACCTTTTTTAGTCAGTCCACCAGATCTACTTTTATGTACTCCTATTTTTAGAGATACATTTTTTGTCATTATGCTTTTCTTTTTTTCTTTTTCTTTTTCTTTTCAGCTTTATCTATCTTTAAGATTCTGTTTTTCATTTCCTTATATCTTTCAGGATCAAGGTCATGAACATATTTTGGAAATCTTGTAGTTTTAATCTTTAAATC